CCGGGAAACGCGGCCTGTTTCCGGGGGCCGCCCCCCCCCAACCCGGCGCCCGCCCCCCCCACCCGGTTCCTGGCCTTCTCCCACCTGCGGCGAAGTTGCCGGGCCCGCATCAGACCTTCGGTCTCGTCGTTCAACGCCTGCCGGGTGGCGGTGTTCTGGCCACCGTTGCGGTCCTGCCGGTACAGCCGTTCGACCCCGGCCCGCACCTCGCCTTCGACGGCGCTCGCCTGGTTGATGAAATGCGCACTGTCCACGTTGGTGGGCAGTGCGCCCTTGTCGACGAGTGCGGAGATGAGCGGGTCGTCGACGTAGGTGTCGGAGATGTGCTCGACGGTGGGCTGCTGGTGCTCGTAGAAGGCGATCGGGTCCGCGTCGGGGAACACGTGGTCGTGGTGCATCTCGGCGATGCGCAGCTGCAGGTTCTCCGGCAGGTCCTTCGCCGCCTCGGCCTGCCCTCCGGCATGGAAGCGGGACACGAAGGCGGGGTCGATGTTGATCGGCGACCCGGGCCCGTTGGCCAGGCGCACCACCTTGTCCATCACGCCGCGCACCTGGGGCGCGGTCTGCGGGTTGGCGAGGGCGGCCTGCAGCGCCCCCTTGTCCGCTCGGTAGAAGTCCCTGAACGCCGGGTAGTCGCCCCACGACGGGAACTGCTGCCCTTCGATCTCCTGGCGGATGTTGGCACCGCTCATATCGCCGTGGCCCTTGTTGGGGTCGGGATCCATGAACACCTTGGCGCCCGACTTGAACGTCTGCTGGTCGTGCAGATGGTCCAGCAGGTCCATGTCGGCGGAGTACTGGGCGTCCATGCCCTCTTCGGTGGTGGCCTGTGCCGGTGGGCCGGCGTTGGCGGCGATACGCGGGCCGAACGGGGACGGCGGCGCGGCGGCCGCAGGCGTCCCGTTGCTCCCGGCGGCGCCGCGCACCGGCGAGATGTTCTGCTGGGCCGCCACTGGGCCGTTCTGGTGAGCCCGGCGGTTCTGGTAGCGGGTGGTGTGGGCCTTCACCTTGCCGCTGCCGGTGGCGCCGACCTGGCCGAACACGTCGGTGGAGAAGTACCCGGACTCGGCCTTCTCCGGACGGTTGTGCCGAGGGATGACATACCCGGTGTCGGGGGTGTTGCGGTGCGCCTGGTCGGCCATGCCGACCGCATCTGTCCACGGCGTGAAGTTGACGCCGTGGATGTAGTAGGGGAACTGCTCCTGCAGGGCGTGCAGGGCATCGTCGTAGCCGGTGCCGTTGAGCGCCAGCGGGTGGACGCGCTCCATGTTGGCGACCCGGGCCCGCTCCAGGGCACGGTCCAGCGACTTGACCTGGGCCGCACCGTTGGGCATCACCCCCAGCACGTTGCGGATGGTCTTCTCGCGGTCGTTGGGCACCACCAGCTGGTCGGTGGCCAGCGAGCGGTAGTAGTCCTCGCCGCCCTTCATGCCGCCCGCCTGGGAGTCGGTGCCGGCCAGCTGCAGCGCCAGGTGGCTGATCCCGTTGGCCTGCATCTCCTCGGCCGTCAGGTAGCCCTTCTTGCCGTCGTCGGTGCGGGTGCCCCTGTCCTCCAGCCACTCCTGGGCGACCGCACCCCTCTCCTGCGTCGACAGTTTCGGGTCCATGCGTTCCGCGGCGACACGACGCTTCAGTTCGTCACTGAACTCCTGCGAGCCTTGCGGCATCCGCGTGGCCCGTGCCATCTCGTCACGGATCTCGGCCCGGCGGGAGCCGGAGATGTCGCCGCGGCCCACCTTGCCGCTGCGCAGCGCGTCCAGCAGCTGCCCGTAACGGCTCACCATCCGGGTGGCCTTGTCGTTGAAGCGCCGGCCGCCGCGCAGGTGCTGGTCGAACTCGACGTTGTACACGCCGTTGTGGCTGACGACCGTCAGCTTGCGGGCCCCGGAGATGAGGCCGGTGTAGATGTCCTCGGTGGTGGGACCGCCGAAGCTGCGGGTGCGGATGTAGTCGCCGCCCTTCAGCGCCGTCAGGTGCTTCAGGTTGAACGGCAGGTACCAGTCGTCGGCGTAGCCGACAGCCTGGTGGGAAAGTTTCCCTTCCCGGTTGATGATGACGCCCTCGCTGGGCGGGATCACCCCGGAGCGCCGCTGCAACTCGTTGAGGTCCGGGTTGGGCAGGTGGTCGTGGAAGTACTCCAGCACCGGGCCCGGGTACCAGCCCATGTCGCGGCGGTCCGGGTCGGTGGCGCGGATGTGCCCGCCCTGGGTGCGGGTGACCACGGAGCCCTTCGGGATGATGCCATAGGTGGCGGCGCGGCGGCGCTCCGACTGCTTGTCCGCGCCTTTCATGTTGGGGTCCCGGTGCAGCGCGGCGATCGCGTTCAGCAGCGGCCGGTCCGGCACCCGCTCGGTACCCCGGTAGCGGTAGGCGGTGCGGTCCGCGAACGGGCCGATGACCTTCTGTGCCTCCGGGCCGAACTGGCCCACATGGTTGGCGACCTGCAGGGCGTACTGCAGTTTCAGCGGCGCGTTCTCCCCCAGGCCCTCCTGTAGCAGGGCGGTGCCGCGCTGCAGGTGCCCGAACGCCCGGCTGGTGGCCGAGTACGGCTCGTTGTCCGTGTACTTTTCGCCGGCCTTCTGGGCGTAGGTGGTGAACGCCGCACCGGTGACACCCACCGCACCGGCCGCGTTGTAGGAGGCCCGGCGGGTCGGTGTCCCCACACCGACGAGGCCCATCATCGCCGCGCCGGTGGGCGTGATCTTCGGTGCGACGGTGACCTGGGCGGCCTGCACCCGTGAGCCTGGCAGCAGCTTGTCGCCCCAGTTGCCCACCATCTGGCCCTTGGGGTCGACGGCGACGACGTGCTCCTCCTCGGAGCCGTTGGTGTGCGAGATGTGCAGGTGCACGAGGGGCTGCATGTCCTCGCTCTTGTACGGGTGCAGCATGTCCCTGACCTGCTGGTACGCCTGCTGGTAGTGGGACAGGTCGAAGCCCGACAGGCCGGTCGTGACCTTCGGGATGCCCTGGGCGGCCTTGGTGGCGTCCTGATCCTTGGGTGTCGTCTCGTAGGTGGTGATCTGGCGGTGCTCGGCGGCGAACCGGCCCTGCACGCGGGTGCGGTTCTTGGCGTTCTGCTGGGCGTACTGGGACCGCTGGCCCACCGACCAGCTGAACGCCTTGCCGATCTCCACCAGGCAGGCGATCTCGTGGGTGTTGTCCTCGCCGCGGCGCTGCTTCGCCACCGCCTGGCGGCTGTAGAACCGCCGCAACTTCTCGGCACGCTCCGCGGCACCTGCCTCCAGCGACTTGGCGATCGCCACGTAGTCGCGCATCAGGTCGAAGTTGTTGCAGGCACCCAGGAGCATGGTTCCGAACAGCTGCGACTCGCCTTCGTCCATGGCGGCCATCGCCTTGTAGATCACCGTGGCGGTCTGCCGGTCGAAACTGGCAGGCTGCCCGGCCCACGGGTCGTGGCGAACCAGGGTGGCGCGTGTCATGACTTCCCCTTCTTCGCCGGGGCCTTGCCGTTGGTTGCGGCCTTCTTGGCGTCGGCCGCGTCCTGACGGGACGCCACGAACTGAGCGGTCTTCAGCTGCTGGTCCTGCGCCGTCCCGGCGATCTGCTGCGCGCCCTGCACGGTCTGCTGGGCACCCTGCTCGGCCTGCTGCTCGCCCATGGCGGCCTGCTGCTCCATCTGGATGCCCTGCATCTTCATCTGGGCCAGCTGCATGACCGCCTGGTCGCGCTGCGCCTGGTCGTGGGCCTCGGAGACCTCCGGGTCCTGCTGCGGCAGTCGGGCTGCATCGCGGATGAACTTCTCCAACGTGCCGTCCGGGAACCAGGTCATGCCGGCCCCGGCGGTGGCACCGATGAACTGCGCCAACTGGGTGAGGTCCGGCGGGTCGACGTCGCTGGGTTCCAAGGTGGGCAGCTTCTCCGGCCGGATCCCATTGAGGGCGAACAACTGCGGGATGGCCTTGCGGTTGATCGGGTCGGCGATGGCCTTCGCGATACCGTTCACCCCGGTGCGGAAGATGCCCGACTTGTCGGTGTGCAGGGCGTAGGAGCCGCCGTTGTTCTCGTGCCCGGTCATGATGAAGTCGGCCATCACCGACATCAGCATCCGGGTCTCGTACCGCTCGATGATCCCGTCGATGTTGAACTGGCGGGAGCCGCCGGAGGCCAGCAGCTTGAAGTCGTACTGCAGGTGTCCATCGTCGTCGTAGGCCATCGGCCACACCAGGCCGTCCTGCTCGTTGCGCCGCACCGCGGTGACGGCCTGCTTCACCGCCTGCAGCATCTTGGCCTCGTCGCTGCCCGGTCGCGGGTTGAGCACGTTGGGCGGCACGTAGGCGACCGGCAGGCCAGCCAGGTCGCGCTCGGCGCCGACCGCCTCGATCTCCTCCAAGCGCTTGATCATGAACCAGGGCCGGTAGGCGGTGCGCATCAGGCTCTTGCCCTCTGGCGACCCCTTGTTCAGCTGGGGCCGGAACAGCAGGCACCGCTTCATCGGCAGCACGATGCGCTGGTAGCGGGGGGCGGGCATCTGCACCATGGCCTGCACGTTGCCGACGTCGTCGAACACCCAGCGCAGCATCGAATCCTGGGACCGGGGGGCGAACTTGGCCCAGGTGATCCGGCCGTCGTCGAACTTGGAACGGTTGCGCTGCCCGCCCGCCCACAGCCCCATGCGGCGCTTGAACACCATTTCGTGCAGCGACCAGCCGTACACCAGGCAAGTGCAGGCCTCGGCGACGATGTCGGCGAACCCGACGTCCATGTCGTCCAGGGCCTGCTCCACAAACTCGGCGTTGGCCTTGTCCTGCGGGTCGGTGGAGGCCGGTTGGACCCGCCACTCGATCTGGCGGAGCAACTGGGTGACGGTGTAGATCCAGGCACCCAGCACCGGGGAGTTCTCGCTCATCTCCCGGTACACCTTGATGGCCTGCCGGCCGCGCAGCTGCGGCAGGAACTCGTCCTGGATGTAGCCGCCGGAACGCTTCAGCCCGGTGCGACCGACTTCCAGCTGCGGAGGGAAGTTCTTGATCTCGTCGCCGAGGTCGGCGTCGAGGACCTGGTCGCCCGGGAAGGGTCGAGTCACTTCGGAACACTCCTCATGGCCTGATTGTCACCACGGGTTCACGACGCACTAGACGACCAGACTCATCGGGGCCAATGGCTCCGGCTCCAGTTCGTGCGCAACGTCCTTGGTCGGGTCCGGCACCACGTCGCCCAGGTTCTCGCCCTCGATCTCCTTCTGCAGGTGGCCCAGCGGGTCGGTGCGCTTCACCGTCAAAGGCGAAGCGGCACCCATGTGCCGTTTCGCGGCGTATTCGGCCAGTGCCGCGGCGCACACCGTGTCCGGTAGGTGGTAGTCCTCCTTGCTGGAGTACAAGTCGCCGGTGCGGCAGTACTTGTGCTCGTAGAACGCCGACGGGATGCGCGGGATCCGCCAGGTGCCCTTCTCAATGGCGTTGACGTAGTCGCTCAGCAGCTTGGCCCGCTTGTCGCCGGTCATCGGGAACGGCCGGGCCCGGACGTCGAGGTAGTCGTTGACGACATTGCCGAGGCCGGTCGAGTCGTGCCACACCCCTTTGACGGGCACCCGGTAGTACCGGATCGCCTTGTTGAGGTAACCGATCATCTGCGGATATGGGCGACGGTTCACCCGGAGGTAGTAGACCAGTTGCCGCTTGTCACCGTCCAGACGGGCCACCCAGATGATCGTCTTGTCCTGCTCCTTCGCCCAGTCGGCCCCGGCGATGTAGTCGCCCATCCGGTCCCGCTCGGCGAAGCGATACTCCTCGAAGTCCTTGCTCTCCTTGTGCTCGATGTAGCCCTTGCCCTGCCCGATCGGGTCGTCCGGCTTGAACTTCAGGCTGAACGCCCCCTCCACCGCGTCGGAGTCGAAGGCACGGTTGCCGATGCTGGGCTCGCCCAGGTCGTACTCGATGCGGAACATCTCCGCAGAGACGCTGGCGCGCTTCTCCTCGATGGTGGCCTCGGTCAGCCAACCGTCGACCGGATTACTACTCTCCCGGTAGCACCACTTGTAGACCGGCTGATGGGCCTTCTCCGCCCGCCGCAGGATCTCCGTGAAGGTGCCGTCGCTGTTCTGCCAGGTAGAGGACACCACGGTGAAGGTGTCCACCATGCGGCCCAGGTAGTTCTTCTGCGGCATCGGCTGGCCCAGCGCCGCGTCGTAGACCTCCTTCTCCATCTCGTCGGCCTCGTCACACAGCAGGATCGAGGGGTGCGGCCCCCGGACGTTGCGCTGGG